TCATGTCAGCGCCCCGATGGCCATGGGCACACCGCGCGGGACGCCGGTGCGCAGTTGCAGCGCCAGGGCGACATCGGTCCCGTCGGGCCGGTCGTGGCCGACGAGGTCGGCGACGGTCCAGGCGACGCGCAGGACACGGTCGAGTCCTCGGGCGGTCAGCACACCGCGTTCCAGATTTCGTTCCGCCTCGTCCATGGCGCCGATCGCGGCGTACCAGCGGCTGCGCAGCTCCCGTCCGGGGATCTCGCTGTTGGTCCGCCAGGGCGTACCGGCGAGCCTCGCTGTCGCCCGCTCCCGGGCCGCGCGCACCCGGTCGGCGACGGTCGCGGTGGACTCGCCCCGGGCGCCGCGCTCGGTCAGCTGGGCGCGGGTGACCCGGTCCACCTCGACGCGGAGGTCGACCCGGTCGAGCAGCGGTCCGGAGAGCCGGGCCTGGTAGCGGCGGATCGCAGAGGGCGGGCACTCACACATCTCGTCCGTCCGGGAAAAACGGCCGCACGGGCACGGGTTCGCGGCCAGCACCATCAGGAACTTCGCCGGGAAGCGCACGACGCCCGCGCTGCGCGCGATGACCACGTGCCCGGCCTCCAGGGGCTGCCGCAGAGCGTCGAGGGCCTGGCTGCTGAACTCGGGCGTCTCGTCGAGGAACGAGACGTATAAAACAAGTGGCTACGGCCAGTAGATACAGCGTGTTACTGCGGGGCGTCGTCCGCCCAGGGGTCGGGCTCCCACACGGGATGAACCTCGATACGGGTCTCGCCGCTGCCCTCGACACCCTTCTTTCCCTTGGCGCCCCGAGTGAGCGCCACGCGCCGGACCAGGGACCGAAGAATGCCGTTTGTCTCGGGAGCCTCGAAGGTCTCCCACTCCTCCAACAGGCCGACCGCAAGAGGCATCAGCGCCGCGCGCTCGGGAGTGGCCTCCACCGCGGCAAGCGCTTCGAGCGCTTCGGCAACGGCTTGCTTCTGCTTCACGATCCGTTCCCGCGCGGCCTCGAATACACCCTCGGGATACGACTCCGGATTCATGGCGCGGTCTACGGCGAGGTTCGTCAACGCGTTCGTCAAGCGGGTGTGCTCACCCTCCAGCCGTGCGCGTTCCCTTTCCTCACGGGCCCGCCGGTTGTCCCGCTCGACCGGTTCGGGCGTCGCCGGCGCGGCATCGACATCGGCGGCGACCTCGCGGGCAAGCCACCCGCGTACTTCGTCCTCGACGATGTATCGCTGAACCCATACCGGGTTTTCGCACAGGCCGTTTCGGCTCTGGCCGCACATATAGGCATAGCCGAGGACCCGACCGGACGCGCGGCGGGCCGAGGTCGCGGCGGCGCCCTCGCGGCACCCTCCGCACCGGATGAGCCCGGTAAGCGGGTACGTAGGGTTTCGGGCCCGAGGCGTCATTCTTCGGCGTTCGGCGACGTGCGCCTCGTATCGCTCCCACGTCTCCGGGGTGATGATCGCCTCGTGTGCGCCGTCGATGTGAATCCACCGCGTACACCGGCCGCCGTTGGCTGTGTAGTCGCACCGGCAGTCAGGGTGATGTACGCGCAGCAGTCCGGCGGCGAACCCGGACAGCATGTAGCGGCGCAAGCTGTCTGCTCGCCACGGGTTCCCGTCGCCGGTTCGGTAGCCGAGGCCGTTTAGCCATGCGGCGAGGCTGCCGTACCCGTCGGGGACGGGGTACCCGTCGCCGATCTTGCGCGCGTACAGGTCCTCTATGTGGTCGCGCGCGCGTTCCTCGACCTCGTACCACTCCCTTTGTATCGTCCACTGTCCCGGGTCGGTGGGGTGCGGGATTCGGCGCGGGTGCCAGATGTAGCCCAGGCGTCGGCCGCCGGTCGCGGGTAGGCCGTGGGCCCGCCGCCACTGGTGCGTTTCCTTCCACTGCTCGCCGGCGCGGTCGCTTTCGAACGTGGCGAGGTCGAACAGGATGCGCCGGTTGAAGCGGCCTACGGCGGTACGGGCGTCTACGTCTTCAGTGGCAGACACAAGGTCGCCGCCGGCTTTCTCGACCCGGGCGAGGTTGACGGCGATGCCCATGTCATTGCGGCCGAACCGGCTGAACTTCCATACGACGATGCCGCGGATCTCGCCGGCCTCGACGCGTCGGATACAGCCCATGATTTTGCGCTTGAAGTTTCGGCCGGTCACGTCTGGGTCTTCTACATACTCAACGACTCGACGCGGGCCGCGACGCTCCCATGCCTGAATCGCTGTGCGCTGTAGATCAAGGCTGATCTTGTCCTCGCGCCACGTGGAAACGCGTAAGTAGGCGAGCCACTTTTCGGCGTCGTCGTCCGCGGGTGGTAAGCCGCGGAATGTGGGTGGTGTGTCAAGGATGGTCACAGTGCCTTCCGTTCGAGTCGGTCCGTGTGGTGCGGGCGCAGTGTGATCACGTTGCCCGCGACCTGCTCGGCGCCGTCGGCGCGGTGTCCCGGTTCGGGCGGTGCGGGTGCGTCGAGCAGGCCGCGCGCGACGTGGTCGAGGGCGCGGGTGTATCCGGCGCGGTCGGCGTCGGCGAGCTGGTCGGCCGTGGCGCCCTGGGAGCGGTGCACAGTGCGGGCGATGATCAGGGGGACGGCTGTAAGGGTGAGGAACAGGCCGGCCCCGAATAAGTCGTTGTTGTTTCCGAGGAGTCCGATCACGCCGGCGGACAGTCCCACCATGAGCAGGGTGGAAGCGAATGCGGGCAGGTATCGGTGGGTCACGCTCACTGTGCTGTGCCTCCGTGCGTTAGTTCTCCGCGATGCGCCGCTCGTGGTTCTTGGCACGCCGCCGTCGTAGGAATTCGGTTGTAGAGACGAACATCTCGACGTCGTCGGGGTCGTTGATGCCCATTTCAGCGGCGGCCTGCTCTGGTGTGAGGGGGCCGCCGGGCCGTGGGCCCTGGTGCTGTACTGCGGCTAGTTCGTCGCGGCTGAGGATGCCCGCAGCGACCAGTACCTCGGACAGCTGCAAGCCGAGTGCTGTCGCGAGCAGTTCGAGTACGCGGATGTCCTGGGCGCCTTGCTTGGCGTTGAGCATGCGGCTGATGGTGCCGGTGCCGATTCCTGAGTCGGTGGCGAACCTGGTTTGGCCGCCGCCCCTAGGTCGTAGGTCGTAGCCGCGGCGTTCGAGCTGATCCCTCAGCCAGGCCGCGAACTCTTCGGGGGTCGCCTTGTCGTTCCCCGGCGGGTTGCTGTGTTCCATGGACGGAACATATCGCGCGTGGACCGTACCACCAACGTGATCCCCGGAACCTGTCCTGAACATGCGTAATAAGCACGGTTCACCCCCTTGAACAGCGGCCCCGCATCGAACAGGTGTCCGATCATTGTCGGGCATATGCCGGGTGTCAATGCGGTTTGGAAAGCGCATTCCCGGCCGCTTGTTCGACTCATCCGTCACAGCTGCATGATACGTTCCATCCATGGACGGAAACGCTCCGGCCATGGAAGGACGATGCCCGCATGTACGACCGCGCCGCACTGGTCGCCGCCGCTCAGCAAGCGGGGGACCACACTCCGTCAGACACCGCAAGACGGTTGAAGGTTGCACGCAATACCGCATGGCGCCTGTGGAACGGACACACCGCCCCAAGTGCCGTAGTCACGGCAGCAGTTGAACAGCACTACGGCGTTTCAGCCGGTCAGCTCATCAAGAGGGCCGCATGACCGGCGCCGTGATTCCCCGCGAGCAGGCCATCGCCAACGCCCGGCGCGTCCTCGACGCCGCCCGCGCCCGCCGCGACCGCGACCGCGCCGCCGGTCGGCTCCCCGCAGAGGTCGAGCTGATCATGCGCCGCCTCGAACGCCAGCAGCGCCAGCAGGCGCCCACCGTCGAGCACCGCGCCGCCGCCTGAAGACGAACGAGGGCCGCCCGGATGCGACCCGGACGGCCCTTGCGACCGAAACCCCGAAAGGACCGATCGTGAACACCCGCCAGCCTACCGCCGCACCAGACGCCGAGGCCGAACGGAAGCGCCTCGCCCGCGCGGGCGTGATCGCCCGGCAGCTGGACCAGATCGCCCCCGGTACCGCCCGCGTGCGGACCGTTCCCGTGACGACCGACCGCGACGGCGAGCAGCGCGTCGCGACGTGGGTCGCCCTCGACGACGCCCTCGGCGGGCCGGTCGAGGCCGACCGCGAGGCGCACCGTGCCGCCCGCGGCCTGCTGCTGCGGATGTTCCCCGCCGCCGACTGGAGTCGCCCGCACGTCTACGACGCGATCACGGGCGACCTCGCCCTCGACGAGCCGGCCATGCCCGAGGAGCTGCACCGATGATCCGCCCCACGCTCACCGCCGACGGCCTCGCCGTCCGTCTGCCGATCGCCGACCGCGCCGAGCAGCTGCTCGACTCCCTCGCCCTCGCGTTCGCCGAGCACCCCGACGACGTCGCCGCCCTGCTCACCACGCACGCCGCGAACGTCGTCCGCCTCGATCACGCCGTCGTGAGCGAGGACATGCCCGAGTACGAGCGGGCGATGCGCGCCGCCGCCGCCGACGGGAGCCGCGAGGCCCTGCTCGCCGAGGCGCCGACCGCCGACAACCTCGACGACCTGCTCGGCCCCGACGACGCGCTCACGCTCGCCCGCCGCATCACCGGCCTCGCCGTACACGCCGACCCCCGCGCGGGCCGCATCACTCGCCGCCTCGCCGCACGCTTCCGCCGCCACCGCACGAACAGGACCACGCGCCCGTGACTGTCACTCCCCTGCACCCCGGCCGCCCGCACACCGAGCCGCCCCTGTCCCTGTCCGACGCCCTCGCACGCGTTCAGGTCACCTACGTGCCCCCGCCCGCGGGCATGCCCGAGGACGCCCCGCGCATCTTCTCTGTGGTCAACGCCGTCATGCGCGACACGGTCCCCGTCGGCAAGAACCAGGAGAACCAGCAGCAGCGGTACAAGTTCCGGGGCATCGACGACGTCATGTCGGCCATGGCCGGGCCGATGCGCGCCCACGGCCTGTTCATCCTGCCGAGCATCGCCGAGCACCGCGCCGAACGCCGCGGCGACAAGATGACCCACGTCGTGATCACGATGCGGTACCACGTATACGGGCCCGCGGGTGACTGCCTGGTCGCGGACGTGCCCGGCGAGGCGAGCGATTTTGCCGACAAGGCCACCAACAAGGCTCAGTCGGCCGCCCTTAAGTACCTGCTGTTCACCGTGTTCATGATCCCCGTGGACGGCCGCAGCATCGACGACGGCGACCGCGAGCACCCCGTCGAGCCGACGGCCGAGCACCGCGCCGAGCGCGAGCAGCGCCAGCAGCAGCGGCGCCAGCAGCGCGGGCAGGGACAGCAGCGCCAGCAGCAGCCGCGCCGCAGCAACCGCGCCGAGCCCGGACCGTGGGAGCGGTCGCCCGGCCAGCAGCAGCGACCGGCGGGCCCGCGCCGCGACTACCTCGTCGAGGCACGGAAGGCGCCGACGCCCGAGGCGTTCGCGAAGGTGCGCGCCGCCGCCGTCGCCGACGGAGCCCCCGACACCTACCTCGCCGAACTCGACCAGGTCGCCGAACAGAAGCGGAAGGCCGCCCAGCAGCCGCCCCAGGCCGGGCAGCAGCGCGAGACGCCGCCCCAGGCCGAAGAACACGTGATCGCCGTCGGCGAGCTGTTCGACGCCGCCCGCAGCGCGGGCGTGACCGACCGCGCCGAGGTCGAGCAGCTGTTCAGCTCGCGCCACGGCGTGAAGCCGACCGAGGCCACCGTCGAGCAGCTGCGCGAGATGCGCGACGACCTGCTCGACGCCGCAAAGGGGGCGAGCGCATGACGGGCGAGCAGCCCGCCGCCGAGCAGCCGGTCGAGTCGCTGCGCGACCTCGCCACCGAAGAGGCCGTGTTGAAGCTGCTCGCCGAGCGCGTGGCCGCCGCACAGAAGGACGTCAAGGCCCGCACACAGAAGGCCCTCGACGCCGCCGCGAAGCGCGACGGGACCGAGCGCGTCGGGGCGTTCCTCCCCGACGGCGAGCAGGTCGCCACGATCTCACTCCGCAAGGGCGAGACGGGACCGGTCGTCAAGGACATGGAAGCCCTCGCCCGATGGGTGCGCCAGCAGTGGCCCGACGAGGAGTGGACCGAGACCCGCATCGTACGGACCGTCAAAGACTGGAAACTCGCCGAACTGCTCGCCGAGATGGACGCCGCCGGCGCGGCGAAGCTGGTCGACAAGGTGACCGGCGAAGTCCTCGACGTGCCGGGCGTGAGGATCGAGCCCACCCGCGCGCGCACGCACGCGATCACGTGGCGCACGGACGGACGGGCCAAGGTCGCCCAGGCGTGGCGCACGGGCGCCCTGTCCAAGCAGCTCGCCGCCATCACGGCGGGGGGTGACGCCGCATGACGCGCACCCTCGACAAGGCCGCGCAGCTGATCGCCGAGCGGTTCACGGACGTGCCCGGACAGCTCGCCCTCGACGAGGGCGACACGCTGCGCGTCGGTTCTCTGTGCAGCGGGTACGGCGGCCTCGACATGGCCGTGTGCGACGTCCTCGGCGCGTCCGTGGCGTGGCACTGCCAGTACGACCCCGACGACAAACACCAGTACGCCGCGCGCATCCTCGCGCACCACTGGCCGGACGTGCCCAACCACGGCGACGTGACGGCCGTTGAGTGGTCGGACGTCGAGCCGGTCGACGTCCTGACCGCCGGTTTCCCGTGCCAAGACGTCAGCCTCGCAGGCAAGCGCGCGGGCGTCGTCGGCGACACCGTCGTACCCGCGGGCGTCATGGCGTGCGGTAACTGCCGGTGGGGCGACCACGACCACGCGACGTGTGAAGCGGCGTCGCCGTCCGGCGCCGTCCCCTCGCGCCTCGCCGGCATGGCCGCCGCCGCCGCGGTCGCCGAACTCAACGCCCGCGACCTCGCCGACCCGGCGGGCCCGCCTCCCGAGCGCGTGATCAAGGGAACGCGGTCCGGCCTGTGGTTCCACGTCGCCCGCGCGATATCCGTACTCCGACCCCGATTGGTTGTGATCGAGAATGTGCGCGGACTTCTCTCCGCCAAGGCCGTTCGCAGTGTGGGACCAGACGGCGCGCCTGTGGATGAGGACGACGGAGACGCCGACACTCTTCGAGCTATCGGCGCCGTACTCGGCGACTTGGCCGACCTCGGGTTCGATGCGGAATGGCACGTGCAGCGCGCATCCGACGTCGGGGCCCCGCACCAGCGCGAGCGCGTTTTCATCATCGCGTGGCCTGCTGCCGACCCCGACAACGAGCGAGTGGAACGGGCCGGGGGCCCCGGACGGGAACCGCAACGACACGTTGCGGGCCCGCATCCGGCAGCTGCCGACGCCCAGGGCGAGGGACAGCAAGGGCGTGGGGTACGAGGACGGCCTACCGGCGGTCGTGCAGCTGCTCAAGACCCCGACCGCGCAACTCGCGGTGAACGGGGGGTCGCAGCACCCGGAGAAGAGGAAGCGGGGCGGGCACGGTCCGACGCTCGCGGACGAGGTCGAACACCTGCTACCGACACCGACCGTGGCGGACTCCCGGGGAACGAGAACCCGGCGACTGGACGGGACGCCGTACGGGCAGGGGAACGGCGAGACGCTGACGGACGCCGCCAGGCTGCTGCCGACGCCGAGGGCGAGCGACACGGGGACGCCGGGCCGTCGGGCAAGCGAGGGGTTCCGGCCGCCGCTGTCCGAGGTCGTGCTACCGATGTTCCCGACGCCGAGGGCGAGCGACGGCACCAAGGCGAGCCCGAACCAGAAGTACGGCGACGGGACGCCGACTCTGGCGAACGCGGCGGCCTCGATTGGGGCCCCTACGGCCCCGCCGTCGAGCGGTGGGAAGCGGTCACGGGCCGACCGGCACCCCGGCCAACTGACGATCGAGGCCGCCTAACGGCCGCGTTCGTCGAGTGGATGATGGGATTGCCCGCAGGCCACGTCACGGCCGTGCCAGGCCTGTCCCGCCCCGCCCAGCTCAAGGCGTTGGGGAACGGCGTCGTGCCCCAGCAGGCCGCGTACGTGCTGCGCTTCCTGCTGTACCGCGCCGGTATCGCCGAGCGGTTCGGACTGGCCGCGTGAGCGCCACCACGCCCGTACAGGGCGTTCCCGCCGGTCTCGCGGTCGCGTTCGCCAGGCGCACCCGCGAGGCCGAGGGCGGACACCGCGAGTGGACCGGCACCCCCGCCAAGGGTGGGGGCCGGTTCCAGCACAAGGGCACCCCGTACACGGCGTTTCAGGCCGCGTTCATCCTGCGCACCGGACGACAGCCCGTCGGCACCGTCAAGCCGTCGTGCGACGTGCCGACGTGCTGCTCGCCCGCCCATGTCGACGACCAGGAGACCAGGCAGCGCGACCGCGCCGCCCTCGCCGCCGTCAAGGGCATGGAGCACCGGCCGCCGAAGTGCGACCACGACCAGGCCGTACACGGCCGCCACCGTGCCGACGGCAAGCGGTACTGCGCCGAGTGCAACCGGCTTTCCAGTAAGCCGAGTTGCGAGCACGGAAACCCGCAGTGCCGCGACTCCCAGGTACGGCCGTACCCGTGCGGGCCGCGATGCGACGAGCACCAGCCGGCCCGTACCCGCCCGTACTACTCCGCCGCATGACTGCCCCGGGGCGAGGACGAGCCGCCGCGCCCCTCGCCCCGGGCGCCCCACTCAAGGAGCACAGCCCCCGTGACCTGGTTCAAAGTCGACGACACGTTTTACGGGCACCCGAAGACGCTCAAGGCCGGTAACGCCGCCGTCGGCCTGTGGGTCAAGGCCGGTGCCTACGCCGCCCAGCACCTCACCGAGGGCGTTGTACCGGGCGTCGTCGCCCAGCTGTACGGCACCGCACCGCAGGCCCGGAAGCTGGTCGCCGCCGGTCTGTGGCACGAGCACGGCCACACGTGCCCGCACCCGAAGTGCAAGCAGCCGGCCCCCGGCGACTACTACATGCACGACTTTCTGATCTACAACCCGACCCGCGCCAAGGTCGAGGACGAGCGCGCGAGGGCCGCCGACCGGCAGCAGCGGGCCCGCGAACGCGCCGCCGAGCAGCGGAACCAGGAGCGTAATCCGTTCGATTCGTCGGCGAATCGTCCGCGAATCGACGACGATCCGTCGCCGGAAAATCGCGAACCGTCCGCGAATCAGATCGAGTTCCCGGAAGACATCGCAGGTCAGGAGTGGTCGTCACAGCGTGACGGTATGGACCCGTCACGGTCCCCCCGACCCGACCCGACCCGTCCCGCTGTACCTCCTACGGAGGTACAGCAAGCTAGCTACGGCTCGACCCCCGCCGTGCCGCCGAACCTTCGGCCGTTGCGTGACGCGCTCACCGCGGCGGGCGTCGTCGTCGAGTGGTCCCTCGCCGAGGCCGAGTGGTTCCGCCTTGAGGCGATCGTGAAGCGGACGGCCGTCCCCGCCCTGGTCGACCACGCCCGCGAGCAGTGGCGCCGCGCCCGTTCCCGCCCTCGCAGCGTCCGGTACTTCCTGCCCGGCTGGACCGCGCTCCCGCCTGTCCCCACCGGTGCCCCGACCGCGCCCGGAGCCGACGTGATCCCCCTCGATGCCGCCCGCCCCGGCCGTGTGCAGCGCGCCGCCGACCTGTTCCGCACGGCCGCCCTCGACGACCCCCAGGAGTCCGCCCAGTGAACCGCCGCGAAGTCGCCGCCCTGCTCGCCTACGCCGTGAAGCTGGACCCCCGCAGCGCCCCGGCCGACCAGGCCGCCGCCGACGAAGTCCTCGACCAGTGGGCCGACCTGCTCGCCGACGTGCCGCCGACCGCGCCGCACCCCGCCGGACGTCACTGGGACGCGTCACAGGTCGTACGCCACCACATCGCGACCTCGCCGTACCCGATCAAGCCGTCGGACGTGTCGCGTCCGTGGCACGCGTTCCGCCGCGACGTGGTCGACCGGCACCACGACCCCGTTCCGGCCGTCGACCCGGACGACCCCGAGGCGTACCGCGCCGCCCTGGTCGCCACCCGGCACGCCGTCGCCGTCGGTGCCGCACCGGCCGCGACGTTCCGCGAGTTGACCGGCGGGCCCGCCCCCGACGTCGCCGAACGCCTCGCCGCCCTCGGCGAGTACGTCCCGCGCAGCGTCGCCCAGGCCCTCGCCGAGTTCCGGCCGCGCCGAGCCGAGCGCGAGCGCCGCGCCGTCGAGGGACTGCCCGACCCGCTCGACGTCGCGTGCCCGTACGAGCAGTGCCGCGCCCGCAAGGGCGAGCCGTGCGTCAACTACCGCCGCAACCCGCGCAGCAGCGCGCACCCGTCCCGCCTCGACCTCGCCACCGCCCACCGCTACGCATCGAAGGAGCCGGCCGCATGACGTCCGCCCGCAAGCACCCCGACCGCGCCCCCCACCGCCGCCGCGCCTCGGCGACGGACCGCACGAAGAACACCAAGTCGTTTCGCGTCACGGGATCGTGGGACAAGAGGCCCGACCGGCCCGCGATCAAGGTCACGTCCGACAAGCACGAACGCGACCGCGTCGCCCGCGAGATGTCCGAGCAGGGCGCGTACGTGATCGTCGAGAAGCACCGCGGACACGGCCTGTGGCGCACGCTGTACGAACTCGACGGGCCCGCCCTGGTCGCCGAGCGCCGCGCCGCCGAGCAGGAGCAGCGCCGCCAGGCCGCCGAGGAGCGGCACCGCGCCGAGCAGGCCGAGGCCGCCCGCCTCGCCGCCGCCGAGCAGTCCGAGCGCGACCGCGCCGACCTCGCCCGGCTCATGGTGCGCCCGCCGGTCGCCCGCGAGCAGTGCGGACGCCGCGACGCCCGGCACGTCACCGGGGCGCAGCGATGATCCCGCCCGCCGCCGTCGCCGTCGTGCGCGCCGCCGTCGAGATCACCCTCGGCAACGGCCTACGGAATGCCGGGGACATGGCCGAGCAGGTCGTCGAGGAACTTACGGCCATGGGGTGGACTATCACTGCCGCCGAGCCCGACACCGACCGCCCAGCAGCCGCATAACGCCTCGCAGGGGGCGGGAATCCGAACGTTCCGCGCCGCCCCCCGCGATGTATCTTCCATCCATGGAAGGCACGAGCCGACCATGGAAGAACATTCGGAACGACCTACATCCTGACGGAGGTACATCCATGGACCGGCCCACCCCGGCCGCACGGTTCGCCGACAAGGTGAACACCGCCGGCCCCTGGTCACTCCGCCGGAACTGCCCCGGCCCCTGCCACCTGTGGGACGGCGCCCAGAACGAAAAGGGCTACGGCACGTTTTGGGTCGACGGCCGCACCGTCAAGGCCCACCGCTACGCCTACCAGCAGGCCAACGGCCCCATACCCACCGGCCTCGAAGTCGACCACCGATGCCGCCGCCGCGAGTGCGTCGCCCCCGGCCACCTCGAAGCCGTCACCCACCGCACGAACATCCTCCGCTCGACGAACCACGTCGCCGCCCGCGCCGCCGTCACGCACTGCCCCGCCGGCCACGCCTACGACCAGGCGAACACCATCCGCGCGAAGAACGGGACGAGGAAGTGCCGGGCGTGCAAGAACGCGTCCGCCCGCGCCGCCCGCGCCGCAAAGCGCGAGGACCGCCGCGCCGTCGTCGAGCCCATCCGACCCCGTACCGCCCCCACCCTCGAAAGGGCCGCGTAACCCATGAGTGGCGACACCACCATCACCATGACCGGCAACGTCGTTGCCGACCCCGAACTCAGGTTCACCCCGTCCGGCGCCGCCGTCTGCAACTTCCGCATGGCCAACACACCCCGGAAGTTCAACCGCCAGACCAACGAATGGGAGGACGGCGAGCCGCTGTTCCTCGGCGTGGCCGTGTGGCGCCAGCAGGCCGAGCACGTCGCCGAGTCCGTACAGCGCGGCATGCGCGTGATCGTCGTCGGCCGCCTCACACAGCGCCAGTACGAGGACCGCGAGGGCAAGACCCGGTCGTCATACGAGATTCAGGCCGAAGAGGTCGCCCCATCCCTGCTGCGCGCAACCGCGGTCGTGACCAAGGCCGGAGGAAACCAGGGCGGCGCCCAGCAACAGCAGGCGCACGGCTACAGCCAGGCCCAGGGCGACCCGTGGGCGACCGGCGGACACAGCAACGAGCCCCCGTTCTGATCGGGCCCCCGCGACCGGCGCGCGTCCGGTCGCGGGCCCGCCCGCGCGCGCGAGCAGCACCTCGAACCCCTCGAACCCGAGACAGGAGCAACGCCCCGTGACCCGCATTCCCGACGCCGTCACCGTCGCGTCCCTCGACACTCACCGCCTGATCGTCACCGTGCCGAACGAGGGCCCGGCCGACATCGCGTGCAACCTCCCCCGACCGGTCGCCGCTCACATCCTGCGACAGCTCGTCGACGGCCTCGACAGCCCGGCCGGACGCTGCTCGACCGCCGTCGCGACCGGCCACCCGTGCCCGATCCATGACGCGCCCGCCTCGCCGTCCGAGGCACCGCTCGCCGCGAGCACACCAGCGCAGCGCGCCGCCGGCGAGGCCCGGCAGTGCCTCGCGTTCAACGCCGACCAGCAGTCACCGACCCTCGCATCGCTGCGCGACCTGCTGCTCGACACCGAAGCGCGCACCCCCGCCGCCGCCCTCACGACCGCGTACGTCCTGCTCGCCGCCCACACCCGCGAACTGTCCGCCCTCGCCAAGGAACACACCGACGCCACCCGCACCCGATGGGGCGTCACCCGCAGCACGCGCGGCCTGCTCACCGGCAAGGACAGCATCCGGAAGCTGCTCGACAGCCTCGCGACCGCCCTCGACGAGCAGGCCGACCAGTGACCGGCGCAGCGTGGGCGATCGTCCTCGCCCTGGTCGTCGCGTCCGGCGTGCCCCTCGGCCTGTGGGCATGCCGACGCGACCCCGGCCCCCTCGCCCGCAACCGCGCCCGCGACGCCGACCGCGCCCTGTTGCGCCTCGCCAAGGGTGAGGGCCCATGCCCCCGCGGCTGCGCCACATGCCGAGTGCTCACCGAACGCGCCCAGGAGAACGACAGATGACCACCACCACCGAGCCGCGCCGACGGCACTCCCGCACCCGAGGCCGCGACCACGAACGCCGCGACCGGCGGGCCGCCCTCGACGTCCTGCTCGCCCGCGCCGAGCGGGGCGTGTTGTCCCGCGCCGAGGCCGTCGTGTTGCGGCAGTACGTCACCGAGGAGATGCGCACCGCCGACGACAGCCGCAAGGCCAACGCCGGAACGACGCGCGCCCTCGACCGGCACCGCGCCGCCGCCGACGCCGCGATCGTCGAGGCCGAGCGCAGCGCGAAGGGGTGGGAGGACACCGCCCGCACCTACGCCGCGAACATGGACAGCGCCCGCGCCGCCGTCGACCGCGTGCGCACCCTCGCCCGCCGTATGCGCGCCGGTTCCCCCCAGGGCGCCGCCGCCATCTACGCCGAGCGCATCGAACAGGCCCTCGACGACGACCGCGACGCCCTCGCCCCCGAGGCGACCGCCATACACGCAGCGTTCGCCGCCGTCGCCGAGTCTCCCGAGGCCCGCCTCGCCGAGCAGCAGCGCGACCACGACATCGCCCTCGCGACCGCCGAGCACCGCACACGCCGCCTCGGCGCCACGATGCAACGCACCGTTGACCACTACCGCGAGCAGGCCAAGGCCGCCGAGCAGCGCCTCGCCGCCGTCCGGGCCGTTCTGCCCACGGAACCCCGGCCGCGCCTCGGACTGCCGAACGACCTCGCGTACGCCAACGGCACGCACGACCTCGCCGACGCCGTACGGGACGCCCTCGACACGGCGGGCCGGTCGTGACCGAGCAGCCGACCCCGCCGACGGCCGTCGACCCCGAGCAGCTGCGCGCAGCCGGCGAGCAGCTGGGCGCCGCAGTGCGCGCATGGGTCGAGGCCGTCGCCCCCGCCGTCCGGGCCGCCGCCGAACGCCTCGCCACCCTCGGCGAGCAGCTGCGCGAGGCCGGAGTCATCGACGACCAGGGCGCCCCGCGCCACCGTGACCGGCCCGCGTGGCAGTCCCCGTACGGGCCCGCCCGCACCCGCCGCCGCCAGCACTGAGCACAGGAGCAGCCACCATGACGACCACCCTCGCCCCCGCCGCCCCGCCGGTCGCCCACCGCGCCGCCGTCGACCTCGCCGCCGTGCGCGAGCAGTGGGGCGACCTGCTCGCCGCCATCGGCCGACGACCGGCCGCCGAGTGGCCGCCGCGCGAGTGCGCCGGGTTCCTCGACCAGCTCGCCGCCGCCGACCGCGCCGAGGACGACGAGCAGCCGGTCGAGGCCGTCGTCGGCCGGCTCCCCCTGCTGTTGCGCGAGCACCCGGCCCCGCTCAACCTCGACGCCCTCGACGCTGCGACCGAGGTCGAGCGCGAGCTGTTCGACCTCGCCGACGTCGTCGCCGAGCAGGTGCAGCGCCCCGTCCGACCGGCGCGCGACAGCCGGGGCCGGTTCGTCCCCGACCAGGCCGACACCGCCGACCCCGCACGGTGGCACCCGCCCACGCACCGCGACGCCGGACCGGCGAGCGCCGCCTCGGCCGGTAGCCGGGCGTTCGGGCTGCACTGGGCCGCCGTGTGGCTTGAGGGCCGGGCCCTCGGCGAGGAGTACGGCGACCTGTTCGAGCCGATGCCCGCCCGCCTGCTCGACGAGGTCGCGGCGACCGCGAGCCGGGCACGCCGCACGGTCGAGCGGGCCCTCGGCCGCGACGGCCGCACGACGGCCCTCGCCGAGGCATGCCCGTGGTGCGGGGGGAGCCTGACCGGCCGGACCCGTCCGGGCGGCGAGCCGGTCGTCAGCTGCTCGACCGGCGCAGCGTGCACCGCGCCCGCCGACGGCCGCCGGTCGGGAGTGTGGCGGGGGGCCGACCTGGTCGCCCTGTGGGCCGCCCTCGCCGACGCCCGGCAGCGACCGGCCGCGTAGGGCCGGACCCAAGTCGCCGGGGGCGCCGGGCAGTTGCCCGGCGCCCCCGTTGTGAACTGACTTGTGATCCGGCTTGTGAAGTCGCTTCAGAAGTGGCTACAGTGGTCACACCGCGGCGGACCTCACCCGCCACCACCGACCAAGGGAGCGACCCCCGATGAACACCAACCGCACGCGCTACCACGTGGGCTTTCACGAGATCGGCCTCGACTCCGAGTACCGGGTCGAGTGCATCGGCGAGGACTTCGGGATGATCTTCGCGTGGCTCGAAGGGGACATCTCCGGAGTCGCCGAGGACGTCGAGGACGACGCCCCGTTCGACGAGCTGTACGCCCGCCTCGCCAGCTGCGACACCGTCGCCGAGCTGGTCGGCGAGCACACGGTCGACGCGTTCGTGTTCTTCGTTCGCCCCGTGACCGACTGCGGGTGCCCGTGCGACTGCGCCGAGACCGGACGCGCCGAGGAGTGCGACGGCACCCACCACCGCGAGGCCGCCCCCGAGCCCCAGCTCGCCGAGCCCGACGCCGAGGGCCGTTCCACGTTCGAGTTCAACGGCGACACGTTCGCCGTCTTCAACACGGCCAGCAAGCCCCTTGACGGGTACTGGGCCGTCGCCAAGATCCCCGCCGAGGGCGACATCTACCCCAGCCGCGACTACCTGTTCTCGGGCATCAGCACCCGCGAGAACGCGTTCGCCCTCGCCGTCGAGAAGCTGCGCCCCACCCGACTGATCACGTTCCTGCCGCGCCTCGGTCTCACCATCAAGGACGACGAGGAGACCCGCGACGCGTACGCGTACCCGACCGTCGACCGCGACGGGTGGGTCTGCGCGTGGTCGAGCTACGGGTACGCCGTGGTGTTCGAGGACCGCGTCGAGCGCGGCCACGTCTGGCCCGGACGCCCCATCGAGGCGAGCGTCACGGGGGCCGACGGCCGACAGCACGACCTCGACGGCGAGTGGAAGTTCTTCGAGCAGGCCGTCGCCGCCGTCCGCGCCCACGTCCTCGACGCCCGCGCCTGACCGACCACCGAGGGGGCGCCCCGCGCGGGCGCCCCCACCCGAAGGGACACCCGATGTTCGTCGAGTTCTTCCCCGTGGTCGTGACGGCGTACCCCGCCGACGAGGATCACGCCCCCCTGCTGGTCGACCCCGCCGCCGCCCGCATGGTGCGCGCCGACCAGGTCGCCGACGGCGACACCGTCCTCGCGTCGTTCAGCGGCCCCCAGGGCCGCATGCCCGCCGCCGACTACTTCAACGACCAGTACACCGCCCGCCCCAAGCCCTACGACCCGACGTGCGGCTGTGGGTCGTGCGCCACCATGGCCGACCACGAGGGCCCCGTCGTCGACCTCGGCGACGACAACCCGTGGGACGTGTGCGACCCGTGGCCCGCCGCCGATCCGGTCCTGATCATCCCCGCCGCCTGACCGCCGAGGGGGCCCGCCCGCCGAGGGCGGGCCCCGCCGAGGAGCGAACCCCTGTGGAGACCTACGCAATGCGCGGCGCCGCCCGCAAGACGACCGGTCACTACCGCCGCCCCGGAACCCAAGAGCTGTACTGCGGGCGCCTCGCGGGCGGGCGTAACTGGATCTTCGCCGCCGTGCGCGGGTGGCACCTGTGCAAGCGGTGCGTACGGGCCGAGGCCCGCGACCGCGCCGAGGCCGAGGCCGTCGCCGCCCAGTGGCGGACCGAGGCCGAGGTCGAGGCCGTCGAGCCCGCCGGCATGCTGAGGACGCCCTCGCCGTGGCGACCGCGCCGCCCCGAACAGCTCACCCTCGACGGCGTACCGCACGCGCCCGAACAGGTCGCCCTGTTCGCCGCCTGACCGCCTCGCCCGCCCTCGCCCGAGGGCGGGCCCGACCACCGACAGGAGCACCACCACATGAGCACCAGCGACCACCAGCAGCCCGGCCCCGACGAGGGCGAGCCGGAAGCCCGGCCGCTTTCGTCGGTCGAGATCAGCCGACGCGTACGGCGCACCCGGACGGCGAGCGACCGGCCAGCAACCGAGAAGTTCCGCGACCAGCTGTTCGCCCTGATCACGGAGCACGAACGGGAGGTCGTCGCCGAGCGCGCCCTCGCGGGCGACCCGAACCCGACCGACGCCGACCCCCTCGAATACGTCTACGAGATCGCCGAGCACTACGCCCAGCGCGAGCAGCGGACCGGCTACCTCGCCCAGCTCGCCGACGAACTCACCCTCGACGACGTGCGCGCGCTGCGCCTGGCAGGGGAGGCCGCCAAGGCGGCGACGCCGTTGGTCGTCATGGCCGAGACCAACCGCGGTAAGGAAGTTCCGCAGATCGCCGAAGAGGTCGGCCTTACCGAGTCCCGGGTGTACGCGATTCTGCGCGAGCAGCGGGCCGCCGACCCCGACGGAGTCAGCCCGCCCACCACCGACGAGCAGTAGGCCCGCACACACAGCGGGCCCGCCCGGTTCCTCACAAACCGTATGGGCGGGCCCTGACCACCAGATCGGAGCGACCCCTACCGATGGCTACCGCCAACCCTACCCAGCAGCCGGCCAAGGTTCCGAACCTCCCGCCCGAGGTCGGCCGGTCCCTGTCCGTGCGCATCCTCGACGAAGGGATGTGGGACGACTTACGCGTCATCATGCAGACCGGTTGCGACGCGTCCGCCGCCGTCCGACAGGCGTTGCTCATCCTCGCCAACGTGTACGACGGAGCATGGAAGCGCGGGATCGTCCCGACGGGCGTCGCGCCCGAGATCGTGACGGCGAACGTCAAGCCGCACCGGCCCGTCCGACAGCCTGACCAGGACGTATGACAGCCGCGCGCCCCGCTGTACGACACGGCGGGGCGCGTGCGCGCGTCCGGACGCGAGGGCGTCATGCGCCCGCGCGCGGGCGTCATACAAGCCGCTTGCGCCGTTATCGTTCCGTGACCTAAAGTGGGGCCCGTCTTCGGCGTGCCCGCACACGGACGCCCTACCCCGAACGCCCCGCCGCTCCCCCCGTAAGCGGCGGGGCGTTCGCATGCTCGCGGGAGGTGACCGCCCGTGGGACGACCCATCGACGACCGCGACCGCGAGCAGGTACGCGAGCTGCACGCCCAGGGCAAGAGCAGGAACCAGATCGCCCGAGCGATCCGCCGGTCGCCGTCGACCGTGTCGAAGATCGCCGGATCGTTCGAGCCGCCCCTCACGTTCGACCGCGCCGCCGAGGTCGCCGTCGCCACCGAAGTACGCCGCGCCGACCTCGCCGCCCGCCGCGCCGCCCTCGCCCTCGCGCTGCAAGGCGACGCCGAGCAGCTGCGCGCCCAGCTGTGGGCCCCCACCACGTACGGCGAGTTCGCAGGCAAAGAGGGCACGTGGCAACAGGTCGACCTCGACCGGCCACGGTTCGCCGACCAACGCCAGATCATGAGCGCCACCGCGACGGCCGTCGCTCAGTCCCTCAAGCTCGCCCCGGTTGAGGGCGGCGAGGGAGCCGAGCAGGTCAAGAGCATGCTTGGCGCCCTCGGCGACGCACTGACGCGCGCAGCCGGCGACGACGACGCCGACGGGGGCGCCGACGGGGGGTGAGCCGGTGCTCGACCTCGACCGTCTGCCCCTGTCCCGTAAGCAGCTGCGCAGCATCGGCCAGGCCACGGCACGAATCAACCTGTGGCACGGCAGCGTCCGAAGCGGGAAGACCATCGCGAGCCTGCTCGCGTTCGTCATCGCCGTTGCCACCGCGGGCCCGTCCGGCCTGATCATCGTCTGTGGCCGGTCGCTGCAAACGATCGAGCGGAACGTACTCGAACCCCTGCAAGACCGCGCCCTGTTCGGTCCCCTCGCCCGGCATGTCGTGCACACCCGCGGGGCGACCACCGCGACGATCCTCGGCCGCACAATCCACCTGATCGGCGCCGCCGACGCCCGCGCCGAGGGCCGGCTACGTGGCCTTACCGCGCAGCTCGCGTACGTGGACGAGGCGACGCTACTCCCGGAAGGGTTCTGGACTCAGCTACTCGCCCGCCTGTCCGTTCCCGGCGCCCGGCTGTACGCGACCACGAACCCCGACTCGCCCCGGCACTGGCTCAAGACCGGGTACATAGACCGCGCCCACGAACTCAACCTCCGGGCGTGGCACTTCAAGCTGCGCGACAACCCGTCGTTGTCGCCCGAGTACGTCGCCGACCTCTCCGCCGAGTACGTCGGCCTGTGGCGTAAACGCATGATCGACGGCGCGTGGTGCGTCGCCGAGGGGGCCATCTACGACATGTGGGACGAGTCCCGGCACGTCGTCAGCGAACTGCCCACCATGCGCCGTCACCTCCTGGGCGTCGACTACGGCACGACGAACCCCTTTTCCGCGATCCTGCTCGGCGAGGGAGTCGACGACCGGCTGTACGTCGTCGGCGAGTGGCGCCACGACTCCCGCGCCACACACCGCAGCATGACCGACGCGCAGTACAGCGCCGCACTGCGGAAGTGGCTCGCCGCCCTCGACGTGGTCCCCGAGTGGACGTTCGTCGACCCCTCGGCGGCGTCGTTCTCAACGCAGCTGTGGCAGGACGGACACCCCGGCCTCGCCCGCGCCTCAAACGAGGTCGCCGACGGCATCCGATCCGTGTCGAGCCTGCTCGCCGCCGGTCGCCTGCTCGTACACGAATCGGCCGAGGGACTGCTCGACGAACTGCCCGGCTACAGCTGGGACCCCAAGGCCACCGAACGCGGCGAGGACGCCCCGTTGAAGGTGGACGACCACAGCGCCGACGCGTTGCGCTACGTGATCCACTCGACCGCCCACGAATGGCGGCACCTGCTCACCCTCGCCGCGTAAGGAGCCACCCCGTGGCCGCAACGTTCACCCTGCCCGTACACCTGACCGTCGGCGAGCACACCGTCGAGGTAGGCACGCTCACCCTCGCCCCCGGCGAGCAGCTGCGCCCCGCCCTCGCCGACCTGTTCCGCCGCGCCGCCGACGCGTGCGAGGCCACCGCACAGGAAGGGGGCGACGATGACACTCCCTGAGAACGGCGCAGCGTGGCCGCCCCCGGCGTGGGCCCCGTACTTCGCCGAGATGCGCCTCGACGACGCGTGGTACAGCGGCGACCGGCGTCGCCTCGCGCGCGTCTACGGCAGCCACCCGCGCCCGACGGAACGCCGCCGGCTGTGGGGGCGTCGCATCGAGCAGCGCCCCGGACGGCCCGAGCACCGCCTACACGTGCCCCTCGCCGGCGACATCGCGTCGACCTCGGCCGACCTGCTGTTCGCCGACATGCCGACGATCAAGGTCGACGACAAGGCGACGCAAGACCGGCTTGAGCAGCTGCTCGACGAGGGGCGCGTACAACAGACGTTGCTCGGCGGCGCCGAGCAGGCCGCCGCCCTGTCCGGCGTGTTCCTCCGTGTGACGTGGGACCGCGACCTTGTCGACCGGCCCCTGTTGACCGTGTGCCAGCCCGACGGAGCGATCCCCGAGTTTCGCTTCGGCATGCTGCGCGCCGTGTCGTTCTTCCGTGAACTGCCCGGCTCGACCGAGGCGACCGTATGGCGCCACGTCGAGCGGCACGAGTCCGGCCGCATCGTGCACGCCCTGTACCAGGGCACGCGCGACAACATCGGCCGCGCCGTCCCGCTCGCCGAGCACCCCGAGACGGCCGACCTGGTCGGCTCCCTCGGCGAGGACGGCGTCAGCATCGCGACCGGCATCCGCGACCTCACGGCCGCGTACCTCCCCAACATGCTGCCCAACCGGCTGCACCGAGGGAGCCCGATCGGGCGCAGCGACTACGCGGGCGTACACGACCTGTTCGACGCCCTCGACACCACGTGGACATCGTGGATGCGCGACATACGGCTCGCCCGCGCGAGGCTGATCGTCCCCGACGGTTACCTACGCGACCACGGGGCCGGACAGGGCGCGTCGTTCGACGACGACCGCGAGGTCTGGCACTCCCTCAAGATGCCGCCGAACGAGGGCAGCGGGATCACGCTGAACCAGTTCGAAATCAGGGTCGAGGAGCACCGCGCCACCGCCGAAGCGCTCACGCACCAGGCAGCACAGGCCGCCGGGTACAGCCCGCAGTCTTTCGGCCTCGACGGCGACGGAGCAGCGATCACCGCGACCGAGGTCGACAGCAAGGACCAGCGGAGCATGGTCACCCGGAAGAAGAAAGCCGGGTACGCCCGCCACCCCCTCGCCGACATGCTGCACGTCATGCTGCAAATCGACGCCGCACAGTTCGGCAGCAGGATCACGCCCACGCGCCCGCGGGTGGAGTTCGGCGACGGCGTCGCGGAGTCCGAGCAGACGACGGCGAGCACGCTCGACCTGCTCAACCGCGCCGGGGCCGTGTCGACCGCGACGAAGGTCAAGATCCTTCACCCCGAGTGGGACGACACGGCGGTACAGGCCGAGGTAACGGCGATCCTCGCCGAGACCGGAGCAGCCGCGCCGGACCCCGTCGGGAACTTCCCCATGGCGGCGTGACCGACGGGGGGTGAGCCGGTGCCCATTCACCCGGGCATGGTCGAACCCCTCGCCGACCGCACGCGCGACCTGTACGCCGAGGCCGAGGCGCGCCTGTTGGGCATCATCGCCCGGCAGCTCGCCGCCGGCCTCGACGCCCCAGGGTGGGCCGAGCGCAAGCTCGCCGCCGTCCAGCAGCTACGCCGCGCCTCACAGGCCGTTGTCGACGAACTCGGCAAGGCCGTGACGCTCGAAGTGTTCGACGCGGTCGCCTCGGCGTACAACGAGGGACACCGCGCCGCCGTCGCCGAGTTGGGCGCCCTGTCCGACGACGCCCGCGCCCTGGTCGACGACGTCACCCCGAACGCACAGGCCGTCGACCGGCTCGCACAGGAAACGGTCGACGTGGTCACCTCGACGCACCGCTCGATTCTGCGGGCCGTCGTCGACCGGTTCCGGGCGATCGTCGCCGAGGTCACCGCCACGCCCCTACTCGGCACCGGCACCCGCCGACAGGCCACCCAAGACGCCATGCGCCGGTTCGCCGACGAGGGCATACGCGCGTTCACCGACCGCGCCGGGCGCCGATGGCAGCTCACCTCTTACGCGGAAATGGCCGTGCGCACCAGCGTGGCCCGCGCCGCGACCGAGGCGCACATGCGGACCCTGTCCGACGCCGGTATCGACCTGGTGATCGTGTCCGACGCCCCGCGCGAGTGCCCGCTGTGCCGCCCGTGGGAGGGCCGCGTACTGGCCATCGACGGCCCGACCGGCGAGCGCACGGTCGAGGTCGAGCACGCCCTCGACGATGGCCGCATGATCCCGGTACGGGTCGCCGGAACCCTCGACGAGGCCCGCCTCGCCGGGCTGCAACATCCCAACTGCCGCCACTCCGTCAGCGCCTACACCCCAGGTCTGACAGTGCCTGAGCAGGCCACCAGCGACCCCGACGGGTACGAGGCCGGACAGCGACAGCGGGCGATCGAGCGGAACATCAGGAAGTACCGGCTCCGCGAGGCCGCCGCCGTCACGCCCGAGGCGCAGCGCGCCGCACGGCTCAAGGTCAGGCAGTGGCAAAGCGCCATGCGGTCGCACCTCGCCGCACACCCCGACCTACGCCGGTTGCGGCACCGCGAACAGCCGGGCGCGTCGAACCTCCCCGAGAAGCGGACCGAGGCGACGCCCGAGCAGGTCGAGGCCGCACGTGTGTGGTCGGGAGACGCGCAGACCGTACGGGAGATGAGCGACGACCAGCTCGCCGCCGCCGAAGGTTCCCGCCTGCTCGACGGCCGCGCCCGCGCGAGGATCGAGGCCGAGGCCGACCGCCGCGACCTCGACGACCTGCTCGGCCGCATCCGGCCGGGCGGCACCCTCGCCGACGACCTGACCGGGTTCAGCGACACCGAACTCGCCCGCGTGTTCGGCCACCTCGACGACGGCGACGCACTGCGCGTCATGGCGGAGATGGACCGGCGCGACCTCGCCACCCGCCTACCGGGCGTGTCCCCGGACCTGGTCGGCCTGTCCGACCACGACCTCGCCGCGCGCGCCCGCGACGCCGACCCGGACACGCTCGCCCTGGTCGCCGCCGAGGCCGGTCGCCGCGACCTGCTCGCCCGCCTGTTCCCCGGCGGGCAGCTGCTCGGCGACCTGTCCGGCGTGGGCGACGACGAACTCGCATGGTGCATGCAGTACGCCACCAGCGAGGAACTGCTCAGGATCGCCGCCGAGATGGACCGGCGCGACGCCGTCGACATGCCGCAGCCGGCGGGCACGGGCGACGCCGTCGCCGACCTGCTCGCTGACCGCGACGCCCTCGCCGAGGCCATGGCACCCGCGCCGGACCCGGAGGAGTGGGGGCGCCTCGCCGACGACGAGACGTTCGCCGCCGAGGCCGCCGCCCTCGCCGCCGCCCAGGACGAGGACGGAGGCGAGAGGGACGAGCGGCACACGATCACTCGCCGCGAGGCCCGCGCCCTGTACGACGAGTACGTGTATCGGCAGTACATACAGGCCGAGAACGATACAAACGGCTACCTGCTGAACAAGAAATCTCGCGCCTCCGGGATCAACCCGGTTTCCTTGTTCAGCGGGCCCGCGCGCATCGCGTACGCGCGCGCGTCCGACGAACTCAAAGAGTGGTGGAAGGAACACGGCCGACTCACACAGGCCGAGTTCATCGAGCAGGTAGTCGGCAAGCCCCAGCGATGGGCCGACGGCGCCCGCAAGAACGAATCGGACCAGCAGGCCAAGCGGTAGGGGGCGCAGCGTGGGCACGCGCGAGGACATCGTCAGGGCAGTTGAAGCCGGCCGCGAGGCCGGACGGAACGGCGAGCCGCCGACCGCCTGCCCGTACCCGAGCACGTCAACGCTGCGTACCGCATGGATTCGCGGCTATGCCGAGACCCGCCCCGTGTCGTCCCAACCGGAGACGACCAGCTAGCACCACCGAGAGCACCGCCCCGAGGGGGCCCGCCAGGCGCGGGCCCCCTTTTGCATGCCCTGACACGCGGAGCGCCAGGCGCGCGCCGCCCTGACTACGGCTCCAGGAGGGCCCTATGTCCACCCCGACCCCGTCCGCCCCGACCGCGCCCGCCGCACCGGCCGCGCCGCAGGCACCGGCCCCCGCCGCGCCGACCGCGCCGCCGACGCCCGCGGCACCGGCCGCCGCGCCGACCGCGCCGACCGCGCCGACCGCGCCCGAGGGCGGCGAACCGCAGGACGTCGCGAGCCTGCCCGCATGGGCCCAGAAGCTCATCACGGACACCCGCGCCGAGGCCGCCAACTACCGCACCCGCGCGCAGTCCGTCGAGCAGGGACAGCAGCCCGCCCCGCCGACCGCGCCGCAGGCACCGGCCGACGCCCCCGAGGGCGACGTAACCCGACTCCCGCAGTGGGCCCAGCGCGCCATCACGGACGGACAGACGGCCGCCCGCCGCGCCGCCGTACAGGCCGCGATCATCCAGGCCGCGCCCGCCGCCGGGGCCGACGTCGCCCGCCTGCTCGACTCCCAGTCGTTCGCCGCCGCCGTCGCGAGCGTCGACCCCGCCGACACCGCCGCGATTCAGCAGGCGATCACCAACACCCTGACCGCACAGCCGTGGCTCGCCGTCACGCCGACCGGGCCCGCCCGCGGGGGCGCCGACTTCACCAGCACCGGAGCCGGCGAGGTCACGCCCGAGCAGTTCGCCCGCATGTCCTACGCCGAGCGCGTCGAGCTGCACCAGTCCGACCCCGACACGTACCGGCGCCTCGCCGGTTCCTGACCGCGCCCGGCACCGCGCCGGGCCCCCACGCCCGGCGACCGCGCCGGAGAAAGTGAGCAGCAGCAATGCCGCAGACCACCGCCGCCGCGATGATCGTCCCCGAGGTATGGGGCGACATGGCACAGGCCCAGTTCCTCGGAAAGGTGCGCGTCGCCGGTTCCTCGGCCGTCATCGACGACAGCACCCTCGAAGGTGCGCCCGGCGACACGATCCACTTCCCGAAGTGGGGCGCCCTCGGCGAGCTTGACGAACTGTCCGAGTCCACTCCCATGACGCCCACCGCGATGTCGACCGACGACGCCACGGCGACGATCAAGGAAGTGGGCAAGGCCGTCGAGATCACCGACAAGGCGCGCCTTGTCTCCCTCGGCGACCCCGAGGCCGAGGCCCGCCGTCAGTTCGGCGTCCTCGCCGCCCGCAAGGTCGACGCCGACCTGATCGCCCAGGCGCAGAAGGACGAGACCGCGCAGGGCGGGGGCAACCCGTTCCGGTTCAGCACCGCCGCCGGTAAGACCAAGTTCACATGGCTTGACGCCATGGTGCCCGCCATCGGGCAGTTCGGCGACGAGTGGGAGCCGGACGACTTCGCCGGTCTCTACATCAACAGCGTGCAGCTAGGCGAGGCCATGGCCGACCCGCAGTTCGTCGACGCGTCCAAGCTGGGTTCGGGCGAGTCCGCCGCCGTGACCGGCAGCATCGGCCGTATCGGCGGCGTGTCCGTGTTCGTGACGAACCGTGTCACGGCCGGAAAGTTCCTGCTCCTCAAGACGGGTTCCCTCGGCCTGCTCTACAAGCGGCGCCCGCTGGTCGAGTCCGACCGCGACATCCTCGCCCGCTCCACCGTCGTGACCACGACCCTTCACTACGCCGTGAAGCGGCTCGACGATCGCGGCGTCGCCGTCGGCACCCTCGCCACCACCTGATCAGGAAGGAGGGCGCCGCCGTGCTGCTGCGCCGCTACCACCCCCGTGACCCCGACGAGTCCGACACCGAGTCGGACGAGCAGGAGGTCACCACCGACGCCCCGCAGGCCCCGAAGCCCGCGGGGCGTTCGCGTTCTGGCAAGAGCGCGAAGGAGGGGTGACCGGTGGCCCGGATCTACGCCACCCCCGAGCAACTGACGGCGTGGACCGGGCAGCCGGCCCCGACCGACGCCGAGCGCCTGCTCGCCCGGGCGTCCGAGGACATCGACGACGCCCTACTCACCGCCTGCTATCCCACCGACGCCGCCGGAATGCCGACCGACCCGGCGATCGTGCAGGCCCTCGCCGACGCCACGTGCGCGCAGGTCGAGTACCAGCTCGCCACGGGCGACGACGGCACGGGCGCGGCGGGCCGGTGGGGAAGCGTGTCCATCGGCCCCGTGTCGCTCGGCGACCGCCGCGACTCCCCACAGGCCGCCGCCGACGTCGACCTCGCCCCCCGCGCCCACCGCGCGCTCAAGCGGGCCGGACTGCTGCCGGGGGTGATCTGGTGAACGTCCCCCGATGGCTGCTGCGGCACCGGATCAAGGTCGAGCCGTACCTCGGCGACAGCGCGTACGGCCCGCAGTACGGCCCGCCCGTCGAGGACGTGCCCGCCCTGGTCGCCGAGACGATCCGGACCGTGCGCGACCGCGAGGGCCGCGAGGTCACCAGCACCGCGCAGATCATCGCCGAGCCCGGCCTCAACTGCCCGGCCGAGTCGCGGATCACCCTCCCCGACGGCCGGACCACCCGAGCGATCAGCGTCGCTCAGCACACCGCGCCGGGGCTCCCGGTGCCGCAGTCCACGGAGGTGAGCGCCGAGTGACCCAACGGACCCGGCTCCGATGGAACGGGGCCGCCGCCATGCGCGGCACCCGCGCGGGCGCCGTGCGAGGTCTGCGCATCGCCGCCGAGCACGTCCTCGCCGAGTCACGCAAGATCGTGCCGATTGAAGAGGCCACCCTCGAACGGTCGGGCGTGGCCACGGTCGACGAGTCGTCGCTCACGGCCGCCGTGGCGTACGACACCCCGTACGCGATCAGGCAGCACGAAGAGATGAACTACCGGCACGACGCCGGTCGCTCGGCGAAGTACCTCGAACGCCCCCTCACGCAGGAAGCGGGCAGGGTCGCCGAGATCATCGCGGCGCAGCTGCGGAGGTCACTCCGTGGCTGACCTCGACCCGCTCGACGGCGTCGCCCGCCTGCTCGCCACGCGCGGCCTGGCCACCTACGACCCGACCGGCACAACCGGCGATCTGTTCGTCGAGGTCATGCCGCCCGCGCCCGATGCCGCGGTCGCCCTGTGGCTGTACGACGGCGAGGCGCCCGACACCCGCAACGCCTACGACACCCCGCGCCTACAGGTGCGCGTACGCGGCGGGCCCGACCCGCGCGTCTCCCGCCGCCGCGCGTGGGCGATCTACAGCGCACTTCACGGCCTCGCCGGCGTCGAGTTGCCCGACGGGACGTGGCTTGTCCTCGCCGCCGCGCGCGGCACCCCGGCCCCGATGGGGCTCGATTCCACCGGCCGACACGAACACGTCGTGAACTTCGACCTCGACGTGTCGGCCCCCACCGACCACCGCACCGAATAGGAGGCCCCTACGTGGGACGCCCCATCGACGCCCGCGGCTGGGAATTCGAGGTCGAGACCGACACCGCAGGCACGTTCGTGCGGATCGGCAACCTCACCAGCTGGACCCACAACCCGGGCGAGAACGAAGAGACCGCCGACACGACCACCTTCGACAGTGACGGCTATTACGAACAGGACGTGATGCAGCGCGGCGCGACGATCGAGGTCAGCGGCCTGTACGCGGCGACGTCCGGCACCCGCGACCGCGGACAGGACTACATCGACAAGACGTGGGCGTACAAGTTCGGCGAGGAGTCGCGCGGGACCATGCGGTACCGGCACACCTCGCAGACCGAATGGACCGTGTGGGAATGCACGGTCACGCCCGGCGAGACCGGCGGCGAGACCAACGCCAAGACCTCATGGGGTGCGACGTTCACCCGGTGCGGCGCCCCGACTACCGCCGCGGTGGTGACGACGCCGTGACCGAGCCCCTGATCGAGCAGGCCGAGGGCGAGGTCGTGGTCGCCGACTTCGACGCGTTTTTCGCCGAGCAGGCCGAGCCGGAACGCAAGGGCGTACCGCTCAAGCTGTACGGCCGCACGTACACCCTCCCGCCGACCCTGCCCGCCCTGTTCACTCTCCAGCTGCACCGCGTGCAGCACTCCGCCCGCCCCGACGACATCCGGCGCCTGCTCGGCTCCCTGTTCGGCCCCGACGCCGTCGACCACTGGACCGAGGCGGGCATGTCCGACCGTCACCTCGGCATCGTCCTTCTGTGGTCGACCGCCAACGTCGCCGAGCCGGGCGCCGTGTCCATGGAACGCGCCGCGCAGCTGTACGACGAGCGCGAGGCCGCCAAGGGAAAAGCGGCGGCGCGGCGGGCCCAGGGCAAGCCCCGCCCCAAGGGCAAGGGCAAGCCGCGGAGTTCTGGCAAGCGGTCGTAGCCAACTGGGGCGCGGTCGAGTCCGACCTCGCCCAGACGTACAGCCTGTCGGCCGAGGACATCGCGCGCCTGTCCACGCGCGCGTTCCTGGTCCGTCTGTCCGGCCTCCCCTCCGAATCCCGGTTCGCGCACGCGTGGCGGAACACGCCCCGCATGGTGACGGACCCCGACGAGATCGCCCGACTCACGGGGCGGTGATCAACAACCACAACTGAATAGCGCGCGGCGCGCGCCGATGGGGGGTGCTCCTTGTCCCTCACCATCGGCGAGCTGACCGGTTTTATCGACCTCGACGACTCTGGGGCACAGGCCGGAGTCGACCGCACCGAGGCCGCTCTCGCCGGTCTCCAGCGCGACACGGACGGCCGGTTGCGCGACATGCGCGGCCGGTTCGTCGCGGCCGGCGCGGAGATGGGCGGCGCCCTCGGCGACGGTATCGGCGGGGGCGCCGAGGAAGCCGGGCGCGGCCTGGCCGGTATCGGCCCGCTGATCGGCGCGGCGGCGACCAGTACGAAGCTGCTCGCCGGCGGCGCGGTCGTCGCGGCGGGCGCCCTCGCCGCCGTCCCACTGGCCGTGATCGGCCTCGGCGCGAAAGTCCTCGCCGAGAACGAGCAGGTCAAGGGCGCGTTTACCGACCTTGGCGAGCACGTCAAGGGGCGAATGCAGGAACTCGCCGCCCCGCTGGTCGAGCCGTTCGTCAACGCGGCTGACCAGCTGGGCGGCATCTTCGACGACCTCGCCCCGCAGATCGGCGCCCTGTTCGAGGGCGTCGCCCCGCTGGTCGAGCCGCTGGTCGACGGCATCGGCGCCCTCGCCAAGGGCGCAATGCCCGGCCTGGTCGCCGCTGTTGAGGCCGCCGGGCCGGTCATCGACGCACTGTCGACTGGCCTCGGCGCGGTCGGCGACGGCATCGGCGGGTTCTTCGAGGGCGTCGCCACAGGCGCCGGGGGCGCGGCCGAAGGACTCGGCGGCCTGCTCGGCGCGGTCGGCGAGATCCTGCCCGCGCTCGGCGGCCTGATCGGTTCCCTCGCCGAGGCGGGCGGGCCGGTCCTGTCCGCCCTCGCGGGCGCCCTCGGCCCCTTGGTGTCGTCCCTCGCGGACGCCCTCGGCCCCGCCCTCGCCTCCCTCGGCCCGCCGCTCGCGCGGCTGGTCAAGGCACTGGGCGACGGACTACAGCCGATCGTCGATGCGCTCGGCCCGGTGCTCGCCGCCGCGGCGGACGCATTCGGCGTCCTGATCGACGCACTGTCGCCGATCCTGCCCGTCATCGGCGAGCTGGTCGCGTCGCTGCTGCCCGCCGTCACGCCGCTGCTGACGGCCCTCGGCGACGTCATCGCCCAGGCGGCGCCGGTCGTCCTGCTGCTGGTCGACGCGCTCGCGGGCGCGCTTCGGCCGATCATCGCGCAGCTGCCGGGCCTGGTCGCTCCGTTCGCCGCAGTCCTCGGGGATCTTGCGGAAACGGTCCTGCCGATCCTCGCCCGGCTGATCGTCGCCCTGTCGCCGGCCCTCGCCACGGTCGGCGAGGCGTTCGGGCAAATCCTCGTCGCCCTCGCCCCGCTACTGCCCGCCATCGGCGAGCTGCTGATCGGCGCCCTCACGGCGCTTATGCCGATCATCGAGCCGCTGATCGGCCTGGTGGGACAGCTCGCGTCCATCCTCGCGAACGGCCTCGCCGCCGTGATCGAGCAGGTGGTCGTACCGATCATCGGCGCCATCGTCGCGCTGCTGCAAGGCGACTTCGGCAAGGCGTGGCAGTTGGCCAAGACGGCCGTATCGAACGCCGCGAAGCTGATCGGCGAGGCCGCGACCAGACTCGGCGAGTGGGTCGGCAAGGGCATATCCGCCGCCGTCGACTGGATCAAGGGACTGCCCGGCCGCGCGTACAACGCCCTCGCCCCGCTCGCCGGGCAACTGCGCGACCGCGCGGTATCCGCCCTGCGCAGCTTCAAAGACTCGATCGTCGCAAAGGCGGGCGAGGCTATCGCGTGGGCCCGAGGACTGCCCGGCCGGATCTCCTCGGCGATCGGGAACCTCGGCTCCCTGCTGGTCGACAAGGGCAAGGACATCGTTCGCGGCCTACTCAACGGCGTTAAGAGCATGGGCGGTTGGCTCAAGTCGCAGTTGATCAGCTTCGCGAAGAACATGATTCCCGGCCCGATCGCCGACGCCCTCGGCATCGCGTCGCCGTCCAAGGTCATGGCGCGCGACGTGGGCCGCTGGATTCCCGCCGGCCTGGTCAAGGGCATTCAGGGCGGCGCCGGGGCCGTGGACCGCGCAATGTCCAGCCTGGTAACCCCGCCCGCCGTCCCGTCCCTCTCGCCCGCCCTCGCGGGCGCGGGCGCGTACGGCTCACCCTTCGCCGCCGCCTCGACCGGCGGCGCCCTGGTGCACGTCGAGCACTGGCACGCCGCCGAGAACGGCACCCCCGACGACAACGCCCGCGCGCTCGCGTGGCTGGCCAAGGCAAGGGGGTGACCATGGCGCCCGGTTCCCTGATCACCCGTCCGGGACAGGTGCAGTACGGCGAGCTGCTGCTCGGCGCGGGCACCCCGTACCGGTGGCGTGGCATCACAGGGTGGGAGGAACTTCCCGCCCTCGACTCCGGAACGGTGCCCCGCAGCGACGCACACGGCGCGTTCCCCGGCGGCCTGCTCGCACAGGCCCGGACGATCGGCCTCGACGGGCTGGTCATCCGGGCCCCGCGGGCGTCCGTCGGCGCGGTCGTCGCCGCCCTCAACCGCGGCACGGTGCCGGTCGAGGACGAGGTACCCCTCGTCGCGTGGCTCGACGACCGCGGGCCCCTGCTCGCGTACGCGCGGGCGACCCGCCGCGCGGTACCGGCGACCCTCGGGTACCGCCTCGGCACGATCACGGGCGGCGCGATCGAGTTCGTGGCGACCGACCCGCGCCGGTACGCCCTCGCCGAGCAGGCCGTCACGGCCAAGCTGCCCGCGCCAGAAAGCGGCCTGACGTGGGACACCGACCCCGAGCAGGTCCTCGACGCCGACCAGGCCGCAGGCGTGGGCGAGCTGTGGCGCTGGTGGTCGGACGGCGACCCCGTCATCGCCGGCAACGGCGTTGGAACCGTCAGCGTTCGCCCCCTGTCCGCCGGCGGCGAACTGGTGTGGACGTCCGAACACGGCGACTTCGGTTGGCCTGTGTCCGTCGGCGCCACGGCAACGTTCACGGCGGCACTCGCCGCCGCACAGGCCGCGACGATCATCCTCCGGTGGTGGGACACGACCGGCGCGTACATCGCCGACTCGACCAGCGACGCCGGCGAGGCCACGTTCACCGCGACCGCGCCGACGGGCGCCGCATGGGTGCAGCCGGTCGTACTGCTGCCCGCCGCCCTCGCCTCGCCCGTCCCGATCAGCACGTCGTCACTGCTGATCGGCTCGCCGTCCGGCGTCCTGTCGTGGCCGCTCGACTTCGGCACGCCAGGCAGCACCGGCACCCTGTCGGCCGTCAACGTCGGCGACGCCGCAACACATCCCGTGATCGAGTTCCGGGGGCCGGTCGAACGGCCGTCGCTCACCAACGTGAGCACAGGCGACGTACTCGAATACGACCTCCCGCTCACCGCCGAGGACGTGCTCACCGTCGACACCGCGGCGGGCACCGTGACCCTCAACGCGACCGCCTCGCGGATCTACACCGCGACCCCCCGATCGGTGCCCGAGCAGACGTTCACGCTCCCGCCGGGGGCGTCTCAACTGCACTTCCGTGCCGCGCCAGGCAGCACCGACCCCACCGCGAACGCGACCGTGCGCTACCGCTCGGCCTACTGGTAAGGAGACACCCCCCGTGACCGTGCGCTCGGCATGGCTGCTGCCCCAGGGACAGACCCGCGAAGACACCCGCCTGACCCCCGTATCGCCCGTCGCCCACGAGTCGCCGATGCGCGTCCGTGACGGCGTCATCCCCGGCGGCGACCCGTTCGCCGCGACCGGCACCGCCGCAATGCAACTCCAGATCGGTGCCGGACGCGCGTACGTACAGGGCACCGACGCGCAGGGCGCGTACCCCGTCGCCAACGACGGCCCCGTGACCCTGACGTTTCCCGACGGCGACGCACAGTTCGCCCGGATCGTTTCCGTGGCGATCAGGGTGTACGACGCCCTGTTCGACGTCCAGGGGCAGAACCTCGCCCGTCTCGAACTCGTCCTCGGCGAACCGGCGGCGACCCCGACCGCACCGGCCATGCCCTCGGCCTGTCTGCGCCTGTGGGACGTGACCGTGCCCCCGGGCGCTTCGGCGGGCGCGGGCGGTATCCCCTGGGCGTCCGCCCTGGGCGACCGGCGCCGGTACACCACGGCCGCGGGCGGGATCATCCCGCGCGGGTGGGGACTCGGGTTCGGCGGCGCGTACGACGGCCAGTACCGCGACAACGGCAGCGTGTTGGAGCGCTGGAACGCGACCGCGGGTGAGTGGCAGACCTACCGCGCGCCCCGTCAGACGGAGTCGACCACGTCCGGGTTCGTCGTCTCCTCCGGCTACACGCTGAACAGCTTCACCGCGCGCCGCAACCCGAACGCGGGCGTGGCTTCCTTCCTGCTCGAAGTCGTCCGCAAGGGCGCTCAGCTCAACGTGGACGCCGCGGGCAACATCAACGACGAAGTGATCGGCACCCTGCCGAGCGGGTGGCGGCCGGTCATGGACGCCGAAGTGTCCGTGTCGGACGGGTTCGGCGAGGGCACCGCCCGCCTCAGCACCGCAGGCACGATCACCCTCCGCACGTGGACCGGAAACGGCGCGCTGCGCAACGACCGCAATCTACGGGCGTCGTACACGTTCCTGCTGCCGTGACGGGGGGTGTCCGTGCCCATCGCGCCCCCGTACCGGGTCCTGTTCTGTGATCTGCGCTCCGACCAGCTGCTCGACGCCCTGCCCGTACAGGGCGTGTCCCTCGACGACTACATCGGCAAGACCGGCCGCATGACCGGCACCGTGCCGATCCCGAACCGCGCCATGGCGGAGCGGGCCCGCCGGGCGATCCTGCCCGGACGCACGGGCGTATGGATCGAGCGCGGGCGCGACCTGTGGTGGGGCGGCGTCCTGTGGACGCTCGCCCTCGCCTCGGACAGCCGCGGGCGCCTCGGCGCGCAGATACAGGCCGGCGGGTGGGAAAGCTACCTGTACCGCCGGCTGCTGTACGACACGCAGATCGCCGCCCAGGTCGACCAGTTCGACGTAGCGCGCGGCCTGGTCGACTACGCGCAGAACACGACCGGCGGGAACATCGGCATCACGTACGACACCGACCCGTCCGGCGTCGTACGCGACCGCACGTTCTTGCGCTACGACCTGGCCAGCATCGGCGACCTGCTCGACGACCTTGCCGCCGTCGAGAACGGGTTCGAGTGGCGCATCGCGTCGTTCCGCGACTCCGACGGCCGCCGGGTCAAGCGGTTGCAGCTGGGACACCCGACCATCCGTACCGGGGCGTCCGACGTCGTCCTCGACCACCCCGGCCCCGTCCTGTCCTACACGTGGCCGGTCGACGCAACGGCCAAAGCGAACGCGTGGCAGAGCAGGGGCGCCAGCATCAACAGCAACCAGGCGCAGGACTCGTACCCGCTCATGTCCGAACTGCTGGTCGCCGACGACGATCTCGCGGCCGGTTGGCCCCGCCTCGACGGGACCAGCGATTACACCACCGTCGAGCGACAGGCCACCCTCGACGCGCACGCCCGCGCCGACCATGCCGCCGCCCGCGACCCGGTGCAGATACCCGAGGTCGAGGTGTTGCTCGGCGGCACCATCACGCCCGCCCTGCTCGGCGCCACGGTCCGGCTCCGCATCCGCGACCTGTGGCACCCGACCACGCTCGACGCCCGGTACCGGGTCGTCGGTATGAGCGTCACCCCGCCCGAGCGAGGCCGTCCCGAGACGGCCCGCCTGTTCCTGGAGGTCCCCTAGTGCCGTTCGTCCCACAGGACGTACTCGACCGCATCGCCGCCCTCGAACGCGAGGTACGGCAGCTGCGCGGGCGGGCGCAGATGCGCCCCGCCCTCAACCAGGTGTTGAACGGCGACGTAGTGATCGGCGAGGGCGGGCGCCTGTTCGTCCGCGACCCCGACGGCACCCCCGTGTTCGAGACCGGGCAGAGCCCCGCGGGCGACTACTTCACCCGCATGCGCCGCGACGACGGCGCACGCGCGATCAGCATCGGCGCCAACAGCTACCCCGACGACGACGCCCCCTCTCAGATGGTCCGCGTATGGGACCGGAACCAGAACGTCATCGTCATGGATGACTACTACTCCGACGAATTCCTCGGCCGCCCGTGGATGCCGGTACAGCTGCACCCCACCGAACGGCAGGACTACGACGGCACGACGTACCAACCGGCGTGGCTAGGCACCACACCGGCGCACAACGCCGTTCTGTACCTGTCCCTGTCGACCTACGCCAACACGGGCGGGGGACAGGCGCGCGTCGTCCTCTCACATGACGGCGTCGAGACCGAACTCGACGAGTGGGACTGCCCGGCTAACCAGTGGACCGGCCGCACCATCACGCGCCCGCTCGACGGCCTGCGCTTCCTGTCGTACTTCACGCTCCGCGTTGAGCACCGCAACAAGTCGGCCGGGCAGAACGTCGAGACCCGCCTGTATTCCGCGTACACCCGGAACACGTTCACCGAGACCGAGGCGCCCGACGTGCCGGTCACGGCCACCGCGAACGCCGCGACCGCCGAGCCCCTCGCCGCGCCCGTCGAGGAGGTGTAGCGATGCCGCTCCCCGAGCAAATCCCCACTGTCCGTGTGACGGGCCGTTTCCTGTCTCCCGCCGGCGATCCCCTTACGGGACAGGTCGTGTTCCGTGCGCCGAGCCTGATCACGTTCGGCGCGTACGACGTGATCCTCGGCGGGCCCGTCACCGCGCCGCTTGACGCCACGGGCGCGTTCGAGGTCGAGCTACCGGCCACCGACGCGCCCGGCATGAACCCGAGCAGCTGGTCGTACAGCGTCGCCGAACAGCTCGCGGGCGTCGCGATGAACCGCGTTTATCAGGTGTTGCTACCGGCCGATACGCCCGAGGTCGACCTCGCCGACATCGCGCCGACCGACCCCTCGACCCCGACCTACGTCGCCGTACGCGGCGACAGCGCGTACGAGGTCGCCGTCGAGGCCGGGTTCGTGGGCACCGTCGCCCAGTGGCTCGCGTCCCTGGTCGGCGCCCAGGGCGTCAAGGGCGACACCGGAGCGACCGGCCCGCAGGGAGCGCAGGGCGCCCAGGGACCGCAAGGCATCCAGGGACCGGCGGGCGCACCGGGCGTCGTCCAGTCCGTCAACGGCAAGTCACAAGCCGCGGTCGTCCTCGCCGCCGCCGACGTCGGCGCCGTGGCCAACAACGGCGGATACAGCCGCATGGACGGCACGTTGCACGTCGTCTACGCAGGCACTCAGGCCGACGTGTTCAAAGCCTCGGATGCGGCACAGTCGAAGTACACCGCCGTCAACAAGAACGCCGAACTGATCACCAACGCCACCGCCACGTTCACCGACGTGCGAATCGGCGGCACGGGCGGCACCTTCGGCGGAGGAGTCGGCGGCGTCCTCGCGTTCGCCAACGCCGCCACGCCGCCCACGACGAACCCCGCGGGCGCCCTGTTGTGGGCCGAGGGCGGCACGTTGAAGGTACGGCAGGCCGACGGAACCGCGTTCACCCTCGGAGCCGGGGGCGGCACCGCGCCGGTAACGTCCGTCAACACCCGGACCGGCGACGTAGTGCTCGCCGCGGCCGACGTGGGAGCCGAGGCCGCCGGTACGGCCGTCCTGCTCGCCGGAACGCAGACGATCACCGGTTCGAAGACGTTCAGCGCCATACCGTCGAGCAGCGCGGCGCCGACCACCGCGAACCACCTCGCCCGCAAGTCCTACGTAGACGCCGCAGCGTTCGCCGGCGAGTGGTCGCCCGCCGACCACGGCCTCGCCGCGTGGGCATTCGACCCCGCCCTCGGCCAGTCGACCGCCCTGTACCCCGGATCGGGCCCCATCCGCGTGACGGCCGTCATGCTGCGCGCCGCCGTGACGATCAACCGAATCGTGTGGTTCGCGACCGGCTACGCGGGCGGCCTCACAACGGGGTCATGGGCGGCGATCTACAACAGCAGCGGCACCCGCGTTGCGGCGACCGGCGACATGTCGACCGCCGCCTACGAGCCGGCCGAAGTCCACAACGCCGGCGGCGCGACGATCAACTCGCCGTTGACCGCCGCCTACTCCGCGCCCGCCGGTCTGTACTACGTGGCGTGGCGCTTGCAGTACAACACCACGACCGGTGACGGCCCCATGATGCTCGCCGCCGAGTCCGGCGCGGGCGCCCCGCCGAACGTCTTCGGGTACACCGCCGTCCGCCGGTTCGGTGTCTACTCGACCGGCGCCGCCTCGGCCCCGGCCTCGATCACCGTCGCGAGCATGGAGAACGGCGCGAACCGCTTTTGGGTCGCCCTCGCGTAGCTCGCCGCCCCTTCCTTCCCGTACGCCCGCGCACACCGCGCCGGGCGTTTTTTCATGTCTGGAGTAGCCCCGTGGCACGCATGCCCGGCGCCGTCTGGCGCCCGATCACCATCAACCACACCAAGGGCGGGCAGCAGTCCGTACGCGGCGTCGTCGTCCACATCATGGATGGCACGTACGCGGGCACCGACTCGTGGTTCCGCAACGCCAAGGCCAAGGCGTCGAGCCACTTCGGCACCAGCCGAGCGGGCGCCCTGTGTCAGTGGGTCGACACCGCCGACCGCGCGTGGGCCCAGGCCGACGGAAACCGTACGTGGCTGTCCGTCGAGAACGAGGGCCGCGGCGGCGACGCCCTCACCGACGACCAGCTCGACCGCAACGCCGAGGTACTGGCGTGGGCCCACAAGACCTACGGCGTGCCGCTCCAGGTCGCCGACGGCCCCAGCGGTCGCGGCCTCGGCTACCACGCGATGGGCGGTAGCGCGTGGGGGTCGCACCCGTCGTGCCCCGGCTCGCGCGTCGTCGCCCAGCTCGCCGAGATCGTCCGCCGGGCGAAGAACCTCGCGGGCGGCACCGCGCCGAGCGACGACGAGCCCAGCACCTACACGCCGCCGAAGTTCCCGACCGGCCTCGCCCCGAACAAGGCCAAGCCGTCCGCGAAGACGCTACAGCGCGCGCTCAAGGCCGCCGGCTACATGGCCAAGAGCGTGAAGGAGTCCGACAACTACGGCCCACAGACACAGGCCGCCGTCGTCAAGTTCCACAACGCGCACCCGCAGTACCGCGCCGCCAGGGTCACCCGCGACCCGGCCATCGGCCCGCGCGGGTGGGCCGCCCTGTTCCGCCTCGCCTACGGCAAGTAGGCACCCGCCCGCCCCGGCACCACACCGCCGGGGCGGGCCCGCGTCCCCACACACTCCGAAACGAGGAACCCCCCATGAGCCCCGCCAACAAGCGCACCGTACGCACCGTCATTCAGGGCGCCGTCATGTTCGCCGTCGCCCTCCCCGCCATCGTGAACGCGTCCGGCGTCCCCGCCTCCCTGCCATGGGTCGCCGGTGGCCTCGCCGTCGCGGGCGGCCTCGCGCGCGTCATGGCCCTGCCCGCCGTCGAGCAGCTGCTCGACCGAATCGGCCTCGGCCTGGTCGACGACACCGCGCCGGAGGACGCTCCGAAGTGACGACCAACCCCTCGCCGTCGGACCCGGCCGCGGTCGCCCTCGAACTGGAACGCATACGGAGGACGATCGAGGTCGGGCATGCCCGCATCGACGGTGCCCTCGCCCTGCTGGTTCAGCGACACGACCAGACCGACGAGCAGATCAAGGATCACGCCCGACGGCTCGACGACCACGACGTACGCCTCGACGTGATCGAGCGCGGCGAGACCGAGCGCCAGAAGCGCAACGACGCCCGCCTCGACGCCCTCGAACGGGCCCGGTGGCCGCTCCCGTCCATGGCCGCCCTGGTGGGCGTGATCGGCCTCGCACTCACCCTGTGGCAGTTCGCCACCCGAGCATGA